AAGTAATACAAAAAGTAGCAACAGGAACCATCGTAACCGATGCTTCGTGCGCATTTACAAACACAGGAACAGTAACACTTACTGAAAGCGTATTAACAACAAAAGAACTTCAAGTTAATATTGAACATTGTAAGTCAGACCTATTCCAAACTTGGCAAACTGCCGAAATGGGTTATAGTGGTTTCAAAACTTTACCTAAAACTTTTAGTGATTTCTTAATTGCACACGTAGCTGAAAAAGTAGCAGCGGCTACAGAAACTGCAATATGGAGCGGAACTGCAACAACAGGTTCTTATTTAGGACTTAAAGCAAAGTTAATTGCAGGTTCAGCACCAGCAGTAGGTACACCATTAACAGGTGCGTCTTTAACAAGTGCAAACGTAAGTAGTGAAATGGCTCGTCTTGTAGATTTAATACCTGCGTCACTTTATGGAAACGAAGGATTAAGATTGTATGTATCTCAAAAGATTGCTAAATTATACGTTCGTTTTTTAGGTGGTTTTGGTGCTTCAGGTTTAGGAGCAAACGGAGTTAACGCACAAGGTACACAATGGTACACAAACGGTTCACTTTCATTTGAAGGTATTCCAATTTTTATGGCTAACGGACTTGGTGCAGACAATATGATTGCAACAACTGTAGACAATTTGTATTTTGGGTGCGGTTTATTAAATGACCAAAACGTTGTTAAAGTAATTGATATGGCTGATATTGACGGAAGCGCAAATGTAAGAGTAGTTTTACGTTACAACGCAGGTGTTGAAATTGGTTTTGCTTCAGACGCAGTAACTTACGGAGCGTAACATTAAATAAAAAGCGTAGGTAACTGCGCTTTATTTTATTCACATTTAAAAACAAAAAACGAGATGGCTTGTGCATTAATAACACACGGACGAGTAGAAGACTGTACGACAGGAATAGGTGGATTAAAAGCCATTTATGTAATAAATAACGGTCTTATAACTGGAGTAACTTATGGAGCAACTGATTTAACAGACCAAATAACAGCAATAGCATTAACCCCACCAACATCACCTGTTTATAAATTTGATTTAAAAGGTGCTAATACATTTGAGCAAACAATTACAAGTTCAAGAGAAAACGGAACAACATTTGTAGAACAAACTTTAACTTTTACATTAAAAGGTTTAGACGCAGTTACTACAAAACAAATGAAACTTCTTGCTTTTGGAAGACCAAATATAATAGTACAAACTAATTCAAATAAATTCTTTTTAGCAGGACTTGCAAACGGTATGGATGTAACAACAGGCGTACTTACAAACGGAACTGCCTTTGGTGATTTTAACGGATATACAATGACACTTGTTGGAATGGAAGAAATTCCTGCAAATCACATAAATATTGCAGCACCTTATGGAAATGCTGCAATTGCGTCAGTAGTAGGACCTGCTTGTGTAATTACAAGTGTTTAACACTTAAAAAATTATTTTTAAAGCCGTTCTTAATGTTCGGCTTTTTTTTTGTCTTAAAAATTGAACAAAAACACGAATATTTAATTATACTAATATGATAGTATTAACACCTTCAGGAAGTCCGCAGACGTTTAGTTTTATTCCACGTGACAACACGTTTAACGTTATGGAATTAACAGACGAACAAACAAACGTAACAACAGCTGTAGCAATTACTTCAAGCACGGTTGGAGACTATATTTATACAATAACAGCAACCTTTGGTTTAATAGAAGGACATACTTACACTTTAGTTTTAAGAATAGGCACAACCATAATTTACAAAGACCGAGTATTTTGCACGGCACAAAGTTTAGTTACATTTTCGGTTAACAATAACCAATATGTTTCTAATTCAACCACAAATGATTTTATAGTTTATGAGTAATATACACGTTTTAAATTTGTCGGCTTACACGTCGCCAGTAGTATCGGAAACAAACCGAGAAAATTGGGTTGACTTTTTAACTGAAGACGGAGACCAATACTTTCAATTCTTAATTGATAGATATAGTAATTCAACAACGAACAACGCTATTATAAACAACGTAGCACGTTTAATTTACGGAAAAGGTCTTTCAGCATTAGACGCTAACAAAAAGCCGAATGAATACGCACAAATGATGTCTTTGTTTAACAAAGAAGACGTGCGAAAAATGGTTTTGGATAGAAAAATGTTTGGACAATTTGCCGTTCAAGTACACTACAACGACAAGCACGACAAAATATTAAAAGCATATCATATTCCGGTTAATCTTTTACGAGCTGAAAAATGCGATAAAGACGGAAACATAACAGGTTATTATTACAGCGACAATTGGGACGATACTAAAAAATATGCACCAATTAGATTTGGAGCTTTTGGATATTCAAAAGACAAAATTGAAATATTATTTTCTAAACCTTATTCGGTTGGAATGAAATATTATTCTTATGCTGACTATGCAGGTTGTCTTCCATATTGCCTACTTGAAGAAGAGATAGCCGAATACTTAATTAACGAAGTACAAAACGGATTTAGCGGAACAAAAGTTGTAAATTTTAACAACGGAGTACCTACAGACGAACAACAACAAATCATATCAAACAAGGTTTTAAGCAAACTAACAGGTTCACGTGGACAAAAAGTAATTGTTGCGTTTAACAACAACGCAGAATCAAAAACAACAGTTGAAGATATTCCGCTAAATGATGCTCCAGAACACTACACTTATTTAAGTGAAGAATGTTTAAAAAAAATAATGTTAGGGCACAACGTTACATCACCTTTACTTTTTGGAGTTGCTTCAACAAACGGGTTTTCAAGTAACGCAGACGAGTTAAAAAATAGTTCGGTGCTTTTTGACAATATGGTTATACGACCCTTCCAAGAAGAACTACTTGACGCTTTTGATAGCATTTTAGCATTTAACGGAGTTGCTTTAAAGTTATTTTTTAAGACTTTACAACCGTTAGAATTTACAGACTTGGAAAACACGCAAACAGAAGAACAAGTTGCAGAAGAAACAGGAACGGAATTAAGCGCACACACAAACGCTTTAATTGATTTAGGCGAAGACGTAAACCCTAAATGGATATTAATAGACGAAAAAGAAGTTGACTACGATACAGACGACGAAGAAAACGAATTGTTGAGTAGTGAACCTAAACAAAGTTTATTAAGTAAAATTGTTAATTTAGTTAGTACAGGTTCAGCGTTTCCAAATAGCAAAAGTCAACAAGACGAATTAATAGACGGAGTTAAATTTTTTACACGCTATAAATATGTAGGAGAAGTAACTAAAAACAGACGTGCTTTTTGTACACAAATGGTTTTAGCGAATAAGATTTACCGCAAAGAAGATATTTTAAGAATGAGTACACAAGTTGTTAACGCAGGTTGGGGGCCGAAAGGCGCAGACACTTACGATATATTTTTATACAAAGGCGGTGGAAATTGTCACCATCGTTGGAACAAGCAAATCTACGCAAGTTTTGAAGGAACAAACATTGATATAAACAGTCCACGAGCAAAACAAATAGCAGGTTTAAAAGCAGAAAAATACGGATATGTAATTAACAACCCAAAGTTAGTAAGTACACGTCCAGTTGATATGCCAAACAAAGGTTTTTTACCTAAAAATAAAAAAGAGAATTAATGGCAGAAGCACTTTTAGTTACACGACAAGACCTTGTAAAATTCACTTCGTTAAACGGAAACGTTGACACGGACAATTTTATTCAATATATTAAAATCGCACAAGATACAGACTTGCAAAATTTCACCGGTACGAAGCTATTAGACAAGATAAAAGCGGATATCATAGCAAATACGTTGTCGGGAAATTATTTAACGCTTACAACGACTTATTTAAAGCCGATGCTTATTCATTTAGCGATGAAGTATTATTTGCCGTTTGCTGCTTACACAATTTCAAACAAAGGAGTTTACAAACACAATTCCGAGAATAGCACAAGCGTAGAAAAAAACGAAATAGACTTTTTAATTGAAAAGGAAACGCAAATAGCTCAACACTACACACAACGTTTTATTGACTACATAAGCAACAACACAAGTTTGTTTCCTGAATACAACACGAATAGTAATAGTGATATGTTTCCAGACACAAACAACAATTACACTGGATGGTACATTTAAGAACATACAAACCTAAAGAAGTCAACATAGTTAAATTAAAGACTTACTTAAATACTATAAAAAATGGGAAGTAGTTGGGGTTCTTTACCTTCAAGAACAAGTCCAAAAGGTGGTCAACGTGGTTGTCTATGTAAAGACGGTAAAAGCTATTCTATAAAGTGTTGCAACGGAAGTTTACACGCTCAAGGAATAGGCGTTATAGACGGTGTTGTAATACCAATAATTATATTAAATAGAATAACAGAAATAAGCGACCAAAGAATAACAGAAAATAACGATAAACGAGTAACACAATAAATTATGGCAGATATAAAAATTAGTCAATTAACCGCAAAAGGAACATTAATAGCTTCTACTGATTTAATAGAAATTAGTGAGAGTAACGGTGCAGGTGGTTACGTAACAAAGTCGGTAACAGGTGCAAATATTATAGGTTCAAAACAAGATACTTTAGTAAGTGGCACGAACATTAAGACGTTAAATTCTAATTCAATTTTAGGTAGTGGTGATTTAGCAGTACAACCTACTCTTATAAGTGGAACTAACATAAAGACAATTGAAGGACAATCTATTTTAGGTGGTGGAAATATTAATATTACGAATAATGATGTTGGACTTGGTAATGTAGATGACACAAGCGATTTAAATAAGCCAATATCAACTGCAACACAAACTGCATTAAATGCTAAACAAAATACAATTACTAATTCAGATAGTATTACTCAAGGTGCTACTAATTTGTTTTTAACCACAGCAGAAAGAACAAAATTAACAAATACAAGCGGAACAAATACAGGTGACCAAACTAATATAACAGGCAATGCTGCAACTGTTACAACTAATGCTAATTTAACAGGTGTAGTTACAAGTACAGGCAATACAACAGCTATAGCAGATAATGCTTTATCAATAGCAAAAACTTCGGGGTTACAAGGAGCAATTGATTTAAAACAAGATTTGTCAAGTAAAAACGCAGCAAACGGGTATGCAGGATTGGATGCTTCTAGCAAGATAAACCCTAGTCAACTTCCATCAATTGCTATAACAGATACTTTTGTAGTAATTAACCAAGCAGCACAACTAGCTTTAACAGCAGAAGTAGGAGATGTTGCAGTACGTACAGATTTAAACAAGTCATTTATCTTAAAAACATCTCCAGCAACTACATTTGCTAATTGGCAAGAACTACTTACTCCAACTGATTCTGTAAGCAGTGTATTTGGTAGGACTGGCGTAGTTACAGCGCAAAATGGTGACTATACTGCATCGCAAGTAGGCGCACCTTCTGGTTCAGGAACTTCAACAGGCACTAACACAGGAGACAATGCTACGAATAGCCAATATAGTGGATTGGTAAGCAATGCAACTCATACAGGGGATGCTACAGGAAATATAGGCTTAACTGTTAAAGGTATCAATGGCACTATATTATCTACACTTACTACAGGTATATTAAAGAACACAACAGGGACAGGTGTACCTAGTATAGCTGTAGCTGCTGATTTCCCTATACTCAATCAAAACACTACAGGAACTGCAGGATCTACTGCTACATTAGCAACTGCGAGAACTATATCTACTAATGGTGATGTAGCATATACATCCCCTCCATTTGATGGCTCTGCAAATGTTTTAGGTACAGCTACATTGGCTTCCATAGGTGTAGCAGGAACTTATACTAAGGTCACTACAGATGCTAAAGGTAGAGTAACAGTAGGAGCTAATTTAACTGCAGGAGATGTACCTACCTTGAATCAGAATACAACAGGCACAGCAGCCAATGTTACAGGTATTGTGCCTGTAGCGAATGGTGGTACGGGTACAGCTACTCCTAGCTTAGTGGCAGGAACTAATATAACCATTACAGGAAGTTTTCCTAACCAAACTATTACTGCCGCAGGTGGTGGTGGTGGCGGTGGAGTTACACAAATTCTTGCAGGCACAAATGTTACAATATCTCCCGCAGGTGGAACAGGAGTAGTAACAGTAAACGCTTCAGGTGGTGGAGGTGGTACCGCAGGAGGACCACACCTTATAACACAAGGTTTATTTGGGTGGGCATACGGATTAAAAACCAATAGTAAAGCTAACACTACTTGTACTACTGCTACAAACAGAATGACATTAATGCCGTTTGTTCCTAACACTGATTTTCTTAAAACGCGGTTATTAGATACGTTCGGTTTTTATATAAATGTTATAACTGCATCTGCTGTAAATTGCAAAGTTGTTGTATTTTCAGATTCAGGAGGATTGCCCCTTACCAAATTATTTGAAGGTGCTACTATGAGCTGTTCAACAACAGGAGTAAAAGTAAATGGTAGTAGTTTTGGTGGATTTAGTAAAGGAACAAAATATTGGATTGGAACTATAACAAGTGGAGCAGGACCTACATTAACTCAGTATAGTCCTGATTCTATGATTCCCATTTTAGAATATGTAGGAACTGAATCAAAATGGTTTTGGTCAACAACATCATATACTTATGCTTCTGTACCTGCTACAGTTGCAGGCAATCTTTTTATACCAGAAAGTACTAACTGTCCTGCTGTTTTTTTTAGCATATTTAATGACGAATAAAATTTTAAAATAAAAAAATTATGACACAAATAAGAAAAGAAATTTACAATGAAACAGGACTTGTAAAAACAGTGTTCATTGAAGTAGAAGGTCCTACTCAAGAGGAATTGATTGCTGAGAAAGAAGCTAAGCTCCTAGCTTTGTACGATGAGTTAAAAGCTTTAAGGGGCGAATAATGAAAAGTAATTATTTAGCAAGTTTATATTTTATAGCGGGTTTTTTAACTTCGTTTTCTTTGATGTTTCAAGGCACAGAACCTTATATTAATTTAGCTGGAGTTACTTTATTTTTTTACTTAACTTTCAGTTTAACTGAAGCATTAGAAGACTTATGAAAACA